ATATGAGGATGCTCCAAAATACCATTATCTTCTCCTATTGGCGGGAGCTGACCTGGGTCACCAAGAGCAATTACATGAACATAATGAGATAATAAAAGCTCCCACATTTCTTTTGGAAGCATAGATACTTCATCAACAACAATTAATTTATATGGCTATTCTAATGGTCTACGGGGTACAAATGCAAAAGTACCATCATTCTTAGGCCAACAGCGATATAATAACTTGTGCGCAGTCATAGCGTTCGGGCATCCTTTTGATTTTAATACTAAAGATGCTTTACCCGTATAAGCAACATATGCGACATCTTGTCTATCTATATTTAATGCATCAATAATAAAAGAAACCAACGTTGATTTTCCGCTTCCAGCGTACCCGGAAATAACTGTATATGGTTCATGATTATTATATCTTTGCAAAGCAATATTTAATCCTTCGGCTTGCTTTCTTGTTAATTCCATACTTTCTCCTTTTACTATGTTTTCTAATTATATTATACCATTTTTTATAAAAATTGTCAACTCATAATTTTCTGGAAAAAATACCCAGGGCTTTTTTAAATCTGATTTTTCGGGTCTTTCAGCTGTGGCCGGCCGGATGTTTAGAACGGAAAAATGGGGGATAGTTTTATTATATAACTACCCCCCTTAATTATATAGTTGCATTTAGAAACGTCAGAATGCAGAAGCAATAGCATCTGCAACTTTAGTCTTGAAAGAAGCAAGGTCTGCATCTACAACGGCAGAATTTAGATTAGCTTCATCATGATAAGTGATGTTTAAATAATAATTATCATAATTATCAGCATTAAAACTAAATGTAGCAAGTACCACATCATTTTCTACACTTGCTGCGCTACAATTATATCCTGCATTGTCAATTCTTAACATATCGTTATCCTCCTTAAAAATAAATACGAGATGAGTTTTTCTCAATCTTTATAACTTTTCTATGAACAGTTTTAATGTATTTTGTCCAATTAGAAATCGAAGGCCATAGAGCGTGTGATCTCATAATCTTCGATTAAAACCTATGGATTTTCATATCCATTCCATTTATTTATTGCACAAGTGCCAATAACACTTAATTCTTTCCATCCAGTATCAGAATACAATGCGTTAAATTCGTCTTCATTAGTATTAAACTTAATAAAGCTCAATTGACCGCACGTAATTTTAATAGTTGTGCCTTTCATAATTTGGATATTATCTTTATTAATTCTTACTTTTGTAAATAACACATACGGTTTTTCTAATCCTTGTCCCCAGTAATCATTCATCTTACCTAAATCATATACCCATTCTTCTATATGATCTATTGGATATGTCATAGGAATTTTTAAATCAATAAACCACATTGGGGAGAAATCAATATCTGGATATTTCTCATTTAAAGATTTTATCAATAGAGGAAAAGCTGAATCTTTTATACCAACTCCTCCTGCATTTGAATGGCCTTCGCAATATTCAACTAAACCAGTGTCCAAGAACATTTGTCGAGTATCTGTAATAGGTATGTGCGGGGCGCCTCTCATTGATCCTTCCCACCAGATTTCTCCATCATGTTCTGTCTGATTAAGAATTGCGGTCGGGTGTCTATATTTATTTGCAATCTATGTAGCAATTAAACCAGTTACATTACGGTCAGCAGCCATTTCCTTTGGAAGCTTAACCGCAATTAAAACATTATCGAGTAAATGCTTCTATTGAATAATTTGCTCAATGATTTCTGTCTGGGCCGTAATGATCTTACTTTGTCTATTTTTAACATTAGTGCAGGTACGTACAGCTTGCTCTACTCTAGTTTCTGTTAATCCCTTACAGCCTCTTTTTGTGGAAGGGATCTATTCATATGCTAAATATTCCAGCATAGATTCAAACAGAATTGTACGTTCTTCTAATGTACCAGAACGTGTCATCGCGTTAACGAATGGTGCAATATAAAATGATATATTAAATGGCGTAAGATGATTTTGTATCTTAAACTCTTGACGTTTCATCATCTCTTTGATGAATGGATTATTTGGATTAGCCATGCCTTGCTCTATGATATAACGAGTTTCAAATTCGCGCAAATCCATAATATCAGCAATAATACCAAGAGCAGCCAAATCTAAAAAATATATAGAGTTATCTATATTTAATAATTCATCAATATAAGAACAAAACTTATAAACCATACCTGCGCCAGATAGTGTTTTATTTGGATAATCACTAATTTGATTATTAATTATACAAGCATAGTCTGATTCATGGTCTGCAATATGATGATCAATTACTAATACATCACATCCTCTTTCAGCAAGAGCTTTATGTATCTCGTAATCATTGCTACTTGCATCTGGCGCGATTACCATTTTTATATCTTCTGGAATGGTTTCTAATTTTAAACCATGACTTTTATCAGGGTGTAATCTATAAGTAATATAATTTTGTACATATGCGGGGAATAAAGAATTTAAATAATTAATTAAAAGTGCTGCAGAAGTATAACCATCACAATCACTATCTACTTGAATAAATATTTTATCTTTAGCCTAAATATGTTTAATTAATAAAGTTACGCCCCTTTTAATATTTTGTATTATCTCAGGATCAATTAAATCCTATTCTGTTGTTGTTTTATAATGATATAAATCTTCAGGCTAAAGTCCTCGATTTATAAATACCTATTCAACTGGTGGTACTTTTGGTACTTCTGGGCCAATTAATTGATAATTCATATTATTCTCCTTTTAACGAACTTTGTAATAACGACATACTATTGCTTTTTTTAAAAATTTAATAATCTTGTCGCTACATCTACATTCCCACCAATCATAGCCGCCAGGGATGCCAAGTGCAGATAGAGAGGTAAATTTTGCATGAGCACAATATTTACAATTAGGATGTGATTTTCTATATTCTTTAACATCTTGCTCTAATGTTTGCATTTTACAAAATTATCCTTTCTTTAAACAGCTTTAAAAATTTTTCTTTACCTTCATCTATTGGGCTTGCTTTATAAGATGTAATCATATTTTTATCAAAAATAAATGACATTAAAACTAAACTCTTATATTTTTCATTGAAATTAGTTAATTTCTTTGTATATCGTTTGAATTCTGGATCTCCAATTGCCTGAAACTGACGATCAAATGCAACAATGATTTCTTTTGCACCAGCCTCTAATAAAAGTTGCACATGATAAGAAGATAATGTACTACCACAACAAGCAACTGAAATATCATTTTCTATTCCAAAATATGTTTGATATAAAAGACATGATTTCTCAGCTTCAAATACAATAGCTTTACCAATCGTTTTAATATTCTCTTTTGAATTATTAAAATTATATAAATTATAACCAAGAGGATGATTAAACATTATTCCATTGATTTTGATTGGTCTATATTTACCAAATTGTTCAGCTTCTTCTTTACACATTGTGCGGCCGCGCAGACCAATTAATTCACCTTCACTATTATAGTGTGGGATGGTTATTTGATCTGTCGCATAACAATATCCTATCTTAGCATGATCTAATACCTCTTGTGAAATATGTTCATCAAGCCACGGTTGCAAACGACATTTGTACTTATAAAAGTTATTAGCAATAGTATTATCATAGATTTTTAAATCAGGATGAATATCTTCTGGTGTTTCAATTTCATTTATTTTTTCATAATCGTTTAAATAATGCCAGTCCTCTAAACCAATATCATCATCTAAAACTGTACCATCTATATTAAATTTATAAGCAATATATCTAACAGCATCTATTAAACCCATTTGTCTATTTGATTGTATTAACGCTACTTTTGCGGTTAAATCAAATATATCAAATGCGCAATCGCAATCAGTATAACACTTAAATAATTTAGTGTTTTCATAATAGTATAACTTACGACTTCCAACTCCTGGAGGATTATGACAGATTGTGGAGCAGACAATCCCAGTATTATTATATTCTGGTTCTCCGCCCCACTCTTGTAACAAATCAAAAATATTATCAAGTGTTAAACTTTCTCTTATTTCTGTTTTGTTATATTCTGTCATTTTAATCTCCTATAATCACACTTTGACAATATCCACGTAAACCATATTGTTCAGTTATATATTGACATAAATAAGCCTGTGGATGTACTTTCTTTGGGGCATCACGTAAAATATCTTTCGCGCACTCAGCACTCATTTTATATTCATAAGGATCTCCAGATACGCCTTCCGGCCTATCAGCAATATACTTCTTTGCCTTTTTGGAAACAGACATAGGCGCAGTATAATTGCGCTTATTCTTCTTCTTACCAGTATTTTCAAATCCTTTATTAGTCTTTACTGCATTATTTTTAGCCATATTTCCTCCTTAAAAAGCACTTTGCTCTTCTGTTATAATTTTTAAATCTTCAATAGATTGAATCTCATAGTCATATGATGTACAAAACATCGGTTTTATTCTACAACATCCCAAATCAGCTTTACACCATAAAATTACACCTTTCCATCTTCCTCGTCTATTCTTATAAATAGATAATTTCAAATTAGGCTTATCAAAAGTATTGTTTGATAAGATAGGCTGTAAAGCTTCGATATCTTCAGTTTTAACTCCCAACAAAATAGAACCAAAGTCTATCTTATCCGCAATAGACTTAGCTCCTCTTAATAAATTTTGATCAGGAGTAGTAGACATCTGATAATCACTATTCAGCTGAGTCGCAGACATAATAAAAATGCCATATTTATTACACAAATCTTTAAGACGAATAGAAAGCATAAATAAGATATTATCTTCTCTTAATTTAATGCCTCCACTTCTACGAGTAATCTCTTCCAAGATCCTCAGGCTGGTGTGAATATAATCATGAAATACATATTTTATATCATGGTCACGAATATTTTTCTTTATCTTATCTTCAATATCTTGTAAAGAAAAATCAGGCAATTCTTCAATATATAAAGGAGCGTCAGATAAAATTTGTGCGGCTTCGCGCACTCTATCTTCTTCATCACCTTCATATTTACCATTAATAATGTGTTCCTCATTGACATTAGAAAGAAAAGCTAACATCATTGTCTGGATCTCTTCTTTCTCTTGCTCTGTTGTAATATATAATGTTGGTTCACAAGTACCATTCTTTATCCATCCAAATACTTCATCATATATCTTATTACAAGCTATATAACAAGCATCAGCAATCATGGATCTAGATTTACCAATACCAGTGGGGGCTGAACGCAAATAAAACTTCTTTAGTCTTGCTCCTCTTGTTACAGTATTAATTAATGGACCATATAATGGTACACCAACTTCTGGGTATGCTTTTAATCTATCAATTAAATCAAAGATGCCTTCTCCAGCTTGTGCGGCTTCGCCAAATTCATCATCAACAAATTGCATACGAATTGTATCAATCTTTGCGTCAACTTTATTAGCTATATCTTCAAGAGATGCATTATCAAGCCATTCTTCTTGCTGTTGTTTCTTTTTAGCATCTAAGATATTATCAGGGTCATATATATCTGTAACATTTATTCCATAATTATCATACGCACGTAAAAGTGACATTTTCTTTAACCGAGCATAATAATAGTCAAATGCCGCGGGGATAGCCGCCTCAGATACTTTTAATAACCATTCATTACCTTTATAATTTTTAAATACTGCTTCTGCTTTTGGACGCGCAGATAAAAAGTCAGCAATATTCTCTAACGTTATCTTTTGTGCGCCAAGCTCATATACTTTATATATAGCTCCAAAAGCAATACGATGAAATTCATCGGGGAAATCATCATCTGTGATAGAATACTTATCAGTATAATCTAACAAGTGCGGCGTATTATAAATACATCCAATAACTTGCATTATACTTGTTATATCGACATATTTACTACTTGCCATTTAATCTACCTCTATATTATAATGTTTATTTATAAGATTTACTATCTCAGCATATTCTTGCGGTATTTCTGTTTTCATTTTCTTGCGTCGTTTCCAAAAAGATAATTGATATACTTTATTTGCTTCACCGCAACAGACTAAAGCAATTGATAAAGGCCAACGTCCATCCATGGCTCTATCATGACACCAATTTACATATTCTTTATACGTCATCTTCTACCTCTTCATCTAAAAATGTAAATAATTTTCTTTTCTTCATGGGATTTTTTTGCGGTGATTTAATTGTTACTGTATATTGTTGTGGAATATATTTATTAATTTCCTTATTTTTATTTACTGTAACTGCTTGTGATATACGTTTAAAATATTCACTTGCTTCTTTATAGTAATAAGGCACAAGAGCTATTGTAGGATTAATCAAATCTGGTTTTAATGAATGTTTTATATCAAAACAATAAAATAATGTCATATGAATACCATGAAATGACATTTGCATTTGTTCATTATATTCCTTAATTTGCATTACTACTCTTGGTGGAACAAAATCCATTTTAAATAATTGCTTAACATAATTATCTAAGAGAATTTTGTCTTTATCTTTTGTTTCAATAGTATTTAAAGTACAATTTTTATGGGCGTATCTACGAGTTCCTTCTATTTTTACACAGGGGACTATATCTCGATCAAATGTACGCCCGCAATAATAACATTTTACATTATGAGCCATCATAATCTCCTTATATATACATTATATCATAATTTTATAAAAAAAGCAACCCCAAGAACTTTTCTTGGGGCGCTTATATTTATGTTAATTACAGTTGTTTCAAATCGTAAATAATTAAATCCATTTCCTCAGCCTGTTCCGGGGTGCAATCTCCAACTTTCTTGCCCTTACCGAGATGAGATTCAACTATTTTAGTAATCTTTGCTGCCATTGTCGGGCTATTTGTTTGCATTAAATTACCAACAATTTCCTGGAACTCTGTCATCAACTTATCAAAATCATATTTTGGTGCCATAGTTTCAAGATTTACAGCTTCCTGAGTCACGAACATATTATTAGTCTCAGCCGCTTCCTTATCAATAGCCTCTTGAATAGCGTCTACAAGAGCATTATAAGTGAATGGAATTGAATCAGGAATATACTTAAAACGAGAACCAGCTACAAATCTGCTTGTCTAACGTAAGAATAAGCGAGTTTCCTTAGATCCATCTTCTTTTTCGATAGAGCGCGCATAACCAATAATGTCACAAGCTCTTTCGCATACTTTACGTCCACGAGAATCAAGAGTAGGAACGATCTAGTTAAATTCACGTCCTTGTTCATCTTTAAATGTCTTATCAATTGAATGGCTAATAATTACAAGACCATAATCAAGCTAAATGATTGCGCGCAGACATTCATCGAATTCTTTTTCAACCAACTTATAGCCTTTTCCAAACGGAAAATCGCTAATTTCGTTATACTCTTCTTTTTCATTTGTGTGTTGCTGACAAATATACTTTTCACAAAGCGTATAAGCAATATCTGCAGTATCAATGACAATGGTTTGAAATCTTTCCTTTACAGCTTCATCTTTTAATTCTCTCAGAGTTTTTTTAAATTCAGTCCAAGTATTAATTGGCTTAGCCATAATACCGGGAATTGTACTATAACCCTTTTCAAAAGCGAGGATCAAAGAACCCGGAAATTTAGAAGCAATAGTTGTTTTGCCTGACTTTGGTTCTCCATAGAAAAATACAGAATATCCTCTTAAATCTCTACTAACTTTATGTGGCTAAATATCTAATAGTGAATTTCCCATAAATTATCTCCTTCTATTGCTTTTTTTATTGAGAGGGGTGGATTAAAAATCAAATCCACCGCTCTTTGCCGCTACCTTAGGAGCAGCCTGTGCTGCTTTGTAATCGTCCTGGTTCTTTTTCAAAGTTGCAAGATAAGTCTGACGCTCGGCCATCATTTCTTTCAACTCAGCCGCAGTCAATGTAGATTCATCATCCCACTCATATGGCTCAGTGCTTGCTCCTGTGATTACAAAATCTCTACGACTTGAACTAATCTCACGTACGGAAGGTTCACCAAATGCAGACTCTTCAACAATCTTACGAACAATTGTTGTAGAAATTTCTTTTCCCCATACCTTTGTAAAAATCGGATTCTTATTTGAAGCATCTAAATCCTCAAAATATGCAATTGCCGCAGGATTTACCGCAATAAATTCAATAGGCAACATAGCTTTTCTAAAATTGAAAATACAACCTTTTACAATGGCTCTTTCAGCAAGATTCTTTTCATCATCAGCTTCAAGATGAGTTACTCCAGTAATAACCATATCAGTTGTAAACTTATTACGAACAGTTTCATCATCATTGATAGAAGTTACGATATGAATAAAACCGCCTTCATTTCTCTTTGTACTAACTAGAGCCTCTTCTCCATTTCTATCACTGTAAAATTCATTCAAATCTACAGCAGAATCAACTCTAAGTAAAGCAGCCTGCTTTACATCAGTATCTGTGACTGTCTTAATCTTACCGCTGATAATATCTTTCAGAATCGGATAATTACCATTTGGCTTACCAGAAGGATACATAGGAGCAACATATGTATAATGAACTGCAATAACATTTGTCATTTCATTATCTGTTGCAATATTAATTGTTCCGCTAATGTAGGGCGTGCCAGGATTCTTAGATGTGTCCCCTGTTACTTTCTCAGTTAAATCATGTGAATATAAACGTCCTTCAAGATGTACGGTATTAATAAAAGATTTCTTCATAATTATTCATTCTCCTCTTCAATTATAAAATTGTGACCTTTTTCTGTTAATGTGTAAATAACGGGGTCTTGGCTTACTTTCTCTACAAAACCATCAGTTACTAACTTCCTTAAAGCTCCTGATACCTGACGAGATGAAATACCTAATCCATCTGCAATATCCTTTGCTTTTAACATTAGCATATCCGTTTTCTTCATATAATCAAGAATAATTTTGCCGTTATCTGTCAAAATAACCTTATTCTCAACTGTACCAGACAAGGTTTCAATATAATTCTTAATATTCTCTGTCATTTTTGCTTCAACCACTTCCGGAGCCGCTTTCATCAATTCATGTAAAAAATCTAAAAACTCTTGTTTCATTTTTTTGAAACCCTTTCTTTTATTTTCATATAAATATTATACCAAAATTTTATGTAAAAAACAACTCAAAGATTCTTTAATTGATAATAAAATCTTCTGCATAAGGTAGAGTCTTTACAAAATCACAAAATTGATGCCATTCTGTTAATTTATGGTCTTTACGCCATTTATAAATCCCTCTTAAAGTGGCATAATTAGCAGTCCATGTGCGTGTTTGTAGCCAACCCTCAGGCAACCAGCGCACTAATTCTTTCCAATACTTCTTTGCTTCTTCTGGGTTGTATACTGATAAAGTAATATATTTTTGTCTTAAATATTCCAAATATGGAATTAGACACATTTGTACAAAATCTTCATCAATATAACTTTTAAGTTCGGGTCTTTGAGCATCTTTTGGATAACCTAAATTGATGAAATCATCTGTTTCAAAACAATCTAAAGTAATAGGTTTAGATGTTAATTTGTGCATTGTGCTCGTACTATTAGCAACCGTAGCCACTTTGTATGTGTCCATCTCTTTCCACCAATACAGTGGAGCGGTAATATCTACTGAAATAAAAATCTGTCTTAAAAATTTGTCATGCGGAGTACCGGCATTAACAAGCTGTTTAGCTAATGCCATATCGTTTGGTCCAATAAAAGCGACTTCAAAAATATCTCCTTCAGAAGCCTGTCTTATTGTACCATTTTTAATTAAATAATGTAGATATGGGCTAGCTGCTGCCTCATCATCAATAGAATTCGGAGCCATCCATTTTGCAGCTACTCTATATAATTCTTTATTTATAGTATCTGTATCGCCAATTCCGAAATAACTATCTGATCTGTTCCAACTATTTTTAGGATTTCTCATTCCTCTTAAAGCATTTTCAAAATTACTTACTGTATAATTAGTGAATTCCATTATCTTTATAGCCCTTTCTAATTATTTATTCGTTAATTTTAATTGAATTGGGTGTTACTTTAATAGCATTATCAACAGTAGTATTACTTACGGTAATATTATCTGATGTAGCATTTCTTAAAGTGATTTTATCTGATGTTGTTGAACTATACCAATATGGGGAACTTGGTGTTGTATAAATATATGATGAGGTATTAGCTCTATATCCTTCCCAATAGGCTTCATCTAATAACTATTTTAACTCATCTTTTGTAAATTCAATTTTACCATCTTTATTGGTTGTAAAAATTTTAATCATTATAGTACCTCGTTATCTAATGCTATATCCATACTCTTTTGCACCAAAATAATCCTACCAATAACTTTCTCTTTCATTTAATTTATTAGGAGGACATTCTTCTATAATTTCAAATGTAAAATTTTCTACACCTATTTGCATCATAGCTGGATATAGTTTATTATGAGTAATTGGGTCTGCGCCAACTCCTCGTTTAATATGTTGCTTCCATCTGTTGGCAAAATTTACAGCTTGACCAACATAACACATACCGTTTTGTATATTAGTAATCTTGTAAATACCACCTTGTTTTTTACCAACAACACGACCAATTAAATCATTTACAGGGTTCTCATAATAAATCTTATATATGACTTTATTTAATGTATCTTTATCCCTTAAATAAGGTATAATTTCTTTTAATTTTGCGATTTCTTTTAAATCAGAATCTGAGATCTATATACGATAGAAATCTATCTTATCAGCTTCTTCAGCAGCACGTTTATTGGCTTCAATTGCCGCACGTTGTTTACTTTTTAAATCATCAATAGAATCAAGTAAAGATTGTGCGGTTGCCCCATATTTTTGGGCTTCACTAACCATATCAGCCATTACTTGCTTATAATTTTCTGCATATTCCTCTTGCGCTATGCGATATTTCTCTGCTTCTTTTTCTAAGGCAGTTTCTAATGAAGCAGTTGTCGCTGCCATTGTTTTATCAAAATAGTCTTTTGAATAAGATTCAGCATACTCTTGCATATTGCGATTATATTTTTCAAGCGCATCAGCTTCACTTTGTGCTTTTATTTTTCGATCTAGCTCAATCTGACAAGATTTTTCATATTCACTATACTATTTACGAATTTTATTTAATTTCTATTCTTCTTCTGTAATTAGAATTTGTAATGTTTCAGATTGCGTTTTAAAACCTTTGGCTTTATAACCAAAATAAATAGCAAAACAAATAACTATAATGATAAAAACTGTTAAAATAAACGGACTCATATTTAAGAATAGGGGTAATCATATCATGATTACCCCATCTCCATTAGTTTTATATCAACTTATCGGCTTTAATTAAGCCTCTTCCTCAGCATCTGGGTCATAAGCCATTCCAGCTGGAGTCAGAGAAAGGAACTTAACTGCCTTATGTGTTCCATCTTCAAGCTCGATCTCTGCAGGTGTACGTACGCCAAGACTCTTGCGTTGAATAGCGGATGTAAAGATACCATCAACCTGTCTCTTCTCAAGGCCAAGTGCCTCTGCAACGTCAGCAGCAGTAACCTGCTCACCGTTAATACCCTTTAAATAATTAAGAACCTTCTTAGAATTTTCCTTCATAGCCATAACTATAAATCTCCTTTAATAAAAATATTTTTGTTTTTCTTTTGTATAAGTATTATATCAAAATTTTTTGAAAAAATCAAGAGCTTTGTAAAATTTTTTGCACCTCTTCATCTATAAACATCATTTCATACATATTGGTGCATAGCTCGCAGAGTTCATTAATCTTACCTTGAGCTTTATATTTTTCATCTTTATCATCTGAATTTTGTAAAATCAATTCATATTGTGCTATTTTTTTAGCAACTTTCCTACACTCTCGTTTTGTCATAAATTTTTGTTCCTTATATTTTACATATATATTATATAAAATTTTTTAAAGTTTGTCAACACATAGTTGCTCAAAGTCATCTTCACTGATTATCACAACACCAAGCTTTTTGGCTGACACACACTTTGAAGATGTTGAATTTGAATCATTACAAATTAAATAATTAGTGTTCTTAGACACAGCTGATGTTACTTTACCACCTAATGATTCAATACGTGCTTGCAAAGCCGCACGATTTTTAAAATGATTAACAGTACCAGTGATTACAAAAGTTAAATTCTGTAATGGGTTTGTAGTTTCTTCTTGTGCGGTTTTCTCAATAATATGAAGGTATTTTGTAGCTAAAATGTCAGCTTCTGTATAATCAAATCTTAAAATTGCTGCTCTTTTTTCTATACCAAAATCTGGTAATTTAGAAAAATCAAATTTATTATTTACAGCATCTCTAAACTCTTGATAAGATTTAAACTGCTTTACTAAATTTTTAGAAACTGTTTTTCCAATTAAAGGAATCCCAAGAGCGCATATAAAATTCTCTAAAGTAACATTTTTGCTTGTTTCTATTGCGCTTAGTATTTTTTCTACAGACTTATCACCAAAACCATCTTTTTTCTTCCATTCTGTAGCGAAATCTTTTAAATTATAAACATCTTCAATATTATTTATCCAGCCCCATTCAATTAATTTTTCAAATGTGGCCTTTGAAACACCTTTAGCATTTAAGCCTTTAATCCCAAAGAAATGGTCCAATCTATTAATAAGTTTCCCTTCACAAGCAGGATTTTCGCATATACAAATTTTAACTCCATCATTTTCTTTAATAGAAATGTCCCCACCGCACACTGGACACCGCTCAATAACATCATTGGCAGATACTCCGCCATTAGCAATTACATATCCATAGTCGTAATGCGGTCCAGCTTCCGCAATTTGCGGAATAATTTGATTTGCTTTGTAAACTTTCAAAGGTTCTCCAACATATGCGCAATCACCTAAAAGCTCTCTCATAACACTTACATTATGTAAAGATGCTCGTTCAATTGTGGAACCATCTACGTCTATTGGATCAAATACTGCCACAGGAGTTAAAACTCCAGTTCTTCCCATAGTCCACGTGATATATCTCAATCTCGTATCATACAGTTCATCAAAGAACTTAAATGCAATAGCATTATTAAAATGATGTGCAGTATAACCAAGAGATTCGCGCAAATCAAGATCATTAAACTTAAATACTACTCCATCTATTGGATAACCAAGTTCTTTAGAATCATTTTTTATATGCTCAATAGCATCTTCAATAGAGACAGGTGATTTGGGATAACTCCAAATCATTGCAGGAGTATTAAATCCCCAGTCTTCTACTTTCCCCAATTGACGCATTAAAGTATGAGGATGTTCAATGAAATGCGGCAATTCAATAAATTCTATAACATCCCATGCTACAAAAGTTAAAAATCTATTGCGGCTTTCATATGAATCAAGAAGCCTAATACTACCTGCGGCAAAATTACGAGGATTTTTAAATTCATCTTTCCAATGTTCAAACTCATCATAAGTGCAGATAATTTCTCCATCAATTACAACTCGTTTATCATAAGGAATATGATTTGGTATGGTAATATTAGCTAGTGCATTATGAAGTATATCTTCTCCTTCTTCGCCATTACCTCTGGTTTCCGCACGAACTAACTCGCCATTTTCATAAGTAAGAGAGCAAGTTAAACCGTCCATTTTGCCCATTGCTACCCACTCTTGATCGCCAAGAAAAGATTTAACGACTTCTATATCTTTAGTTTTATCCAAAGATAGCATAAGATGCTCATGCTTAATTTTATCAAGTTTATCTTTAACTTCAAATTGTATAGATTGAGTGGGAGAATTAGGAAGAATAGTTCCAGTTTCTCTTTCTAACTGTAAAAGTCGATAATATTTACTATCCCATTTACGATCAGAAATTACTGGTTTACCTAAATCATACCAATAGGTAGCTTCATTTAAATAAAGAATGAGATCTTTCATTTCTTCTATTGGATCTAAATATCCTTCTTTTATAATATTATCAATGTGCATTTTTTCACTCCTTTATCTCTTACCTATAATTATTATAACATAATTTTTATATAAAATAAAGTAAGAGAGCTTTAAAGCTCTCTTCCAATATTATGTAACTCAATATATTTATTTATTAACAACTATAATGTAAATCCATTATAATTCTCCGCATCTAATATCGCAGCCATACGAACAATTTTCCATGCACTAGTTGGGTTAAAATTAGGTACATATGCATCAAGGATTTTTATAATTTCATTCAAACTATTACAATATGCAATAGGTACTGTTAATTCTGTATTCATGCCTTTGTTGCAGAAATAATTCTGTTTCCTTTCATCATTATATTACCTTGAGTTGCCCTTCCTAAAAGAGGAATGTCAGCAGCAGAAATACAAATTGAATTTGTATCACCGCAAAGTAAAACTGAATCAGTATCTTCTACCATTATTGCACAAGTTATATAACTACTTCCTTTATAACATTGTACACCGCGTCCGCCTCTGCCTTGTACAATTGTGTCTTTTGGACCTATTTTCTTACCATATCCATCAGCAGTAAACAATGCTAAAGAATCATTCATCTCTCTGATTGGTAATGCTGCCACAACATAATCGCCTTCTGTAAGATTAATACCTTTTACTCCAATAGTCATACGAGAAGAAGCAGAAATATCAGATGATTTAATTCGTAATACATAACCTTTATGTGTTACAATCATAAGTTGTGCATCTGCATCAATCAACGTTACTGCGGCCAATGAATCACCTTCGCGCAAACTAATTGCGCCAATACCAGTTTTCTTTTTTGTATTAATATATTCATTAAGATTTGTTTTCTTAACTATACCATTTTTAGTTACAAATAATACAAAATTGTCAGCTGTATCTCTGTATATAGAATAAATAATTGCAGGCTCTTCACCAATTTCCATAGCTATTAAAGCCCTAATAGAGGTTCCTTTTCCGGCATTAGTGCTTTCAGGAATATCATTTACCAAGAGTCTATACATACGGCCTTGATTAGTAAATACCATTAATTGATCTATTGTATTTGTTCTAATTACCGCAGAAGTAATATCCTCTTGAGATTTGATACCTTTTCCATTTCTCTTCTGCGTGCGGAAAGAGGTTGTTGGAATTCTCTTGATAGTACCTCCTTCTGTCATTACAACTACACACTTCTCAGGCTCGACAAATTCAATTTCTTTTTCTTCTTTTGTAATTGCAACTTGAGTAATTTTTGTGCGACGTTCATCACCATATTTATTTTTTAATTCATTAAATAAACGAATCATCTCAGGGTCAGGATTCGCAATAATTGATTTTAAATGCTCAGATTCTTTAATTTTGTCAGCTTGTTCATTTTCGATTTCAACTCTTTCAAGGTTAGCTAATTTACTTAACTTCATATCAAGAATTGCTTTTGCCTGGACTTCTGCAAAATTATATTTTTGCATTAATGCAATTTTTGCGCTTGCTGCACTATCTGAAGACTTAATTAATTTAATAATGTTGTCAATATTTTCTAATGCTTTTAAAAGCCCATCAAGAATAAATATTCTTGCTTCAACCTTTTTTAAATCATATTCAGTGCCACGAATTAATACATCTCTTTGATGTGCAAGATATATATCAATTAACTGCTTTAAATTTAATAATTTTGGAGTTTTCCCATGCAATGCAACTTGATTAAAACTATAAGTCGTTTCAAGAGATGTTAATTTAAACAGTTTCGCAATAATTGGCTCAACTGCAACGCCTCTTTCAAGCTCGATGACAAATCTAACCCCCAATGAATTGGATTCGTCCCTAATAGCTGAGATGCCGCTGAGTTCGCCACTTTCACACTTCTGGTCAATATCAACGATAAGATTTTCTTTTGATACCTTGTATGGAATTGATGTAAATACAATCGAATCTCTACCAGCTTTAGTTTCAATTTCATATTCTCCTCTAATTCGTGCGCGACCCTTACCCGTGAGATACGCAGTCGCTAATTCATCTTTATTAATTACTAATCCGCCCGTCGGAAAATCTGGGCCTTTTACAAACTGTAATAATTCTTTACATTCACATTTTGGATTCTGTACTGTATAAATAATTGCATCCATCATTTCATTTAAATTATGAGGTGCAAAACTACATGCCATTGCTACTGCAATTCCAGAAGTGCCATTAATCAACAAATTAGGAACAAGGCCAGGAAGATATACTGGCTCTTGCTCTTCATCTGTGTAAGCATTTATCCAATCAACTGTATCTTTTTTAATGTTTGCAAGAGTTTCCTCTGCTAATTTTGATAATTTACATTCACTATAACGATAAGCGGCAGGTTCATCACCATCGCGGCTACCATTATTTCCATGAAAATCTATCAATGGATATCTCATATTCCAAGGTTGAGATAACCACACTAAAGCGCCATAGATTGAGCTATCACCGTGCGGATGGAATCTACCCATTGTATCTCCCACTGGCTGCGCGCACTTAACAAACTTCTTATTATTGAAGTAACCTTTATCATACATATCGTATAATATTCTTCGTGCTACCGGCTTTAATCCGTCTTCTGCGCTTGGAATTGCTCTATCTGTAATTACGCTAACGCTATAATCAAGAAAACTCTGTTCAACTTCATTTACTATTGGTGTTAATATAATATTTTCACTCATAAATTCTCCAAAAAGGTATTTTATTTCCTGCTAATTTGTCTGCTAAAATATTACCTATATTGTCACTATGCCCTGTAACTTTTCTTAATTCAATACGATGACCTTGATTCCATAAATCATAATATTCTTTGATAATATCAAGGTTTTCGGCCTTAGCTCCATTAGATTTAATCCAATCGTTTTCTGCCCATCTCCACATCCAATCCCTATAGGTATTAATAGCATAAGCGCTATCACTATATACTATTGGAACTCCTTCTTCTGCTGATGGTATTCCATACTTTTTTAATGTATATAGGATAGCTTTTAATTCTTCGCGATTGTTTGTTGTATTTTCACTTGACTCTCTATATAAATTATATACAAAATTTTCACTATTGTCAAGTACAACCACCCCAAAGCCTCCAGGACCGGGATTGGGGCTAGAGCTACCATCACAATAAATTTTCATTTTAAATCGTCTCCATCAATACGATCTAATTCATTTTTAAGAACTTTAATATACTCTTCTCTGCCGATACATCGTTCTATAGCATTAAACATTTCTGTCGTAAATTGTTTAGAATTATAAGCAATTAAAGACGCAGCGTCCGGAACAGTTACCACACTTACTTCATCTGGCATTACTTCAGTTAAACATCTATGCATGTCTGCGGCTTGCTCAATATTAATTTCGTTAAAATTAAGATAAGCTACTACAATATCTCCAGGCTGTGGATGGAGAATACTTATATTTGAGTAATCTTCTTTTATTTTTGTAGCTTCTATATTTTTAGTTCTCTCAAAAGCCTCTTTTAATTCATTATAACTAAGATTAGACATCTATATTGGCCCTCCAAGCATTTTCTTCAATAAACTTCTTACGTGGAGTTACACTTTCTCCCATAAGTTCAGTAAAAATTCGTGCCACGTCTGCAACATCATCCATAGTAATACGCTTTAAAATTCTAGTTCCTGGGTTCATTACGGTTTCAGCCATTTCATCAGGATCCATTTCGCCTAATCCTTTCATTCGTCCTAATTCGAAACTTCTTGACATAGTTTTTCGAAAAGCGGCTAATTCAGCGTCGTCTTTGAGATACTTAAATTTAGTTCCATAGGTTGCTTTATAAAGCGGCGGTACTGCTGCATAGATGTATCCTTTTTCAATAAGTTCTGGAGCGAATCTCCAAATGAATGTAAGGAAGAGGATACGGATGTGACTTCCATCGACGTCTGCATCAGCTGTAATAATAATTTTTCCATAGCGCAATTTGCTTTCATCCACGATGATCTTTCCATCTTTAACCTCCAAACCAAAAGCATCAATCATTGCACTGATTTCTGCATTTTGCATTGCTTTATGTAAATCTGTTTTTAATACGTTAAGAATTTTTCCTCTAACTGGCAAGACCGCTTGAGTGCCACGATCGCGAGCTTCTTTAGTTGAGCCTGCAGCAGATTTACCCTCAACAATAAATACTTCACATTTACTACGGTCTTTTGAACTAGCATCAGCGAGCGTACCAGGTAAAACCGCACGTTTCTTAGTATCCTGTTTGCGAACTGTCTCCTTAGCTTTTTTCGCTTTTTCTCTTGCCGCACGCGCTAATAGGGCCTTATCAATGATTGTTTTCGCATCCTTAGGATGAGTATCAAACCATTCTTTTAATGAATTAGAAGTTAATCGTTGAACCGCTGTTCTCGCTTCACTACTGGAAAGTATATCTTTAGTTTGTCCAGAAAATACAGGATCTGGCATAATAAAACTTAAAACTAAAGTTAATCCTTCTTTCAATTCATCACCAGTGATATTCGCATCTTTTTCTTTTAAAAGTTTATTTTCACGAGCATATGCATTAATCTGTTGAGTTAATGCTGTTCTAAAACCAGTTAAATGTGTACCACTAGAATTAGGAATAGAATTAGTATATAACTTATAAGTATCTGTATAAGAATCATTATAAGTCATAGCTAATTTAACACCAATTTTATTTTCAAGATTCTCAGCATAAAATACAGAAGTTAAAACATTCTTATTCTTATTTAAATCTTCGATATAATCAAGAATACCATTCTGAGAAGCGATATCTTCAGATGGTTTATCTTTATATTTTAAATGAAAAACTAAACCAGGAGATAAATAAGCTAGTTCCTGCAAAATTTTCTTTAAACTAGCATAATCAACTTCAATACCCTCTTTGAAAATCTCTTCGTCAGGCATAAATTGAATCCTTGTTCCATGTTGATAATCATTTGTTGCTGGCCAGTCTCTAGTAATAACTTCACCAGAAAGCTGACCTTTTTGAAAACAAGCGATACAATTTTTACCATTTCTTACAGAAGAAACATTAAAATAATATGAAAGAGCATTAGTAGCTTTTGCGCCAACGCCATTCATACCACCTGAAGTATTATATCCAGTTTTTCCATCGCTATCAAATTTTGCACCAGTATGTAATTTAGTAAAAATATTAACTAAAGTCTCACTTCCATCTTCTGCTGGTCCAAATGGAATTCCACGACCATTATCAATAATGTCGAAATCATTATCTTCACCAACAATAATTGAACAACTTGTGCAATAACCATTTAAATATTCATCAACAGCGTTAGAGATAATCTCTAAAACAATTTGTCGAACACCTTCTGGTCCAGTTGATCCGATGTACATACCTGGGCGCAATCTAATAGCTTCAATACCTTCAAGAGTCTTAATGTCTTTTACGCCATAATTCTCTATAATCTCATTTATTTTTGTTGCCATTCAATATACCCCATCTTTTTTAAAATTTTACACACTATTTCAAATTCAATTTGATCTTGGCGTGTTTTATAATAAATCCAACCATCTTCTGTGCCTATATGCCAATAACATAACCAATATAAAAGATGATTTTCGTTTGAAGGAGGTTTCTTTTTCCAAATCCACATTCTTTGTTTTTACCTCAAATTTTTTTCTTACATGTATATTGTAACATATTTTTTTATTTTTGTCAACTTTCTAGCTAACAAGAAAAAGCCCAGAGATTAAAAATCTCTGGGCTTATTATTAACCGCTAGGTTGTTGTTCGTCGCAAGTAGTATTATTTAGCTATTGTTCTTTCATTTTTAAAGCTAAATCAAATTTCTGCTGTTCTTGGTTTAGCGTTTGTTCAAGCTCTGTTATCACAGATTCATATTTGATACCATCTTTAGTATTCTCTTTCATTGCTTTTCTATAATAAAAAGCTTGACTGACTGCATACGCAGTCCAAGGCAAGCCTACCATAGCTGTAAGCCATGGTAATTCACCAATATAAGAATTTTTAACGCATATAAAAGCTAATACAATAAATGAAATAGTAATAATCCATATTAATGCTGACTCTTGACGTAATAAAGCTTTAGAAAATTCTTGTTTATTAGTTTTTGAAGAGTTTTCTTTCTTCATGAATTACACCTTCTTTACATATTTTAATGAGATATAACCAATACCAGATTTTAATTCGCCCCAATTATTATTCTTTTCGCCAATAATTGTATACTGTTCACCTTTATGAATAATTGCAACAACAGGGCTATTAGTCGTTGGCTCTTTTCTTACATTAAGCGCATATGCGGTAACTTCAACTGCATATGGGAATTTATTTTGAGGTTGAGTGCCTTCTTTTGCAATTCGTCCTTCTTTTTTACCATAAACAACCCAATGTTGTAAAAGCGCCATAACATTATCTCCAAAAGCAGCTTTTAAATCAGCATACTTATTTGCATAAAAGACTGGATCAAATTCATTTGTATAATCTTTGCCGCCATAAATATATGAAGGCGCTTTAGCTGTACGTTTTTCGTTTTTACCATATTTTACCCAATGATATAATAGCATTGCAGCATCATTACCAAAAGCAGCTTTTAAATCCGGATATTTATTAGCATAATACTCTGGATCAAATTCATCATCATATGGTACGCCTTCAAATACATATCTATAATTGTTTAAATTACTTGCCTCTGGGCCGTCATCTAAAACTACAACTGTATGACCAGAAGAACGAGTAACTAAAATATCACCTTTCAGCACTTTATTAGGGCTATCAGTCATATCATGCTTTGCAATCAATTCAAATTTACCACTTGCAGGTAAAATTACTGGCATATTAGAAGTATAAAAATCTCCAAGCATAATACCTGCATATGCGCAGCATAGTCTTACAAGAGCAGAACAATCTACATTTACATCTGCTGTAATAGTAGCTGGATCGTAATTTTCATTATTGTGCCATTTACACCAATCTTGTGCGGTCCAGCGATTGCTCTAACTATATCCAATATGCTTATTATTACATGCAGCCTCCATTGCATATGCAATTTTTTGGCGTGCTTTAGGGTCTTTAGCACGTAAAATATACCATCCTTTTGGATGCATATACCAAGGCTCCATAGATACTTCACCGCTCATATCAGGAACTGAAGTTTGTCTTTGATCGCCCTCTAATCCATTTACAAGTTTTCTATTTTCATCACTTCTTGCAGAACCGACTCTTACCATATCATTCCTCCTCCTTTATTTTTTGTGTCCATTTTAATAAAATCCATCCTTCGCCGCCGCTTAATTTACCCCATCCATTTTGTTCATCAACAATAGTATAAACATCATCCTAAGCAACTACCATTGTTATTGTAGATTCAAGATTAGGCTATTCGCGCACATTAAGTAAAGATGTATTAATACGAACTTTATAATTAATTACTTCAGCTATTGGTAGAATAAACTCTTTCGCAACTTCACCAATAATGTCTCCATTGCGTGTAGTTGAAAATACAATAGTCTTTTCTTTAATATCACGTACATATAGAGTAGATTTAAAGATCCAACCTGGAATTATTCTATCATCTGTATATTTAGCTCCATTAATAAGTTTAAATGTATCACCAATTTTCATATTATCATATATAGAAACAGTTCTCTGAGATACTGTTGCAATATATTGATCTGTTGGTTTTAATACTAATAATAATTTTTCGGTAGCTTCTCTTATATCATTCATATTCGTATCATGTTTATTAAACCAATGATAAACATCTGCGCAATTAGAAGCCAATCCATATTTATAAGCATCTTGATGACATAAAATAGTTGGTACGACATACTTATCATAATTAGTCATATTAATAGGGTTAAAATGGAATTTAGCGCATAAATATGCTAAAACATGAATAAGTTCCTAATAAATCATAGTGAAATACATTTTATTATTTAATAGACCTTCACAAATTTGTATTTGTATATAACGATCATTTGCTGTACCATGTGAGCCAGCGCCACACTCAATACCCTAAATATCCCAAGGTAATGTTTGAATTGCTTCAATTTTATCATTTGCAACTTTACCAATCCAAATATGCGCTCCGCCCATAACTTCGCTGTGATTCCAGTCATTACCATAGCTATTGTACCCTAATAAAGAAATTAATTCTTCATAGTTTTCATCATTAGCACTTGGCTATACAAAGCGTTTTAAATATGGGCTATTAATACCAGTGCTATGAATTATTATACCTATTGGATTATTTAATGGTTTATTCATCTTATAGCATGTGCTATTAGTCATAATACATTGAGTTGGACCATTATCTAATGTATATTTAGGTTCTTCATATACATCCATAAGCGTTTTAGGATTAACTTGATGTAATGTAGAGCTAAAAGTAGTTGGTTCTATGATTGTAATATTAGAAATCTATTCTAATCCTAAATCTTGGATAGGATCTATTTCTAACTCATCCGTGATTTGTTCTTCAAAGAGTTCATAATATTGTGCGCACAT